AGAAGGTCTTGTAGGCTGAATCGTTGGTATCATATTTGTAGAATTCTCTGCGCCAATCATAACTGCCGTATGCTTTCCGCAAATCGTCATTGCCTATCACTGACACGTGTTCTGTGCAGGTCAAATTGCTGTCCTCGTGGCCATAGTGTATGACCTCGTGGCCCCTGGGCGTCATCATTGCCCCAAACTTCAACACCTTCTGCGTGAAGGCACAGGTAAGATAATCCGTGTTGGTGTCCGTGTGTGGCACGCCCAGTATGTGCAATCGCATCTCAGTGAGCTATTTCAAAATGTTCGCTGAACGTGTTCAGTTCCATCATGTCCAGCTCCTGTCGCACCACTTCTCTGAACAGCATCATCAGGCGCCAGATCATTATGTTGTTGTTGTTGGTGGTCCATTTGTCGCCTCGCTGCCTCAGATGCACTGGTTCCCTCTTCAATACTTCATCGCACCATTCAGCGATCTCTGAATCCCAGTGATTGTTGAACTTGGCCAGGCTCCGCATGTTCTCTATGAAATGCCCCGCCAGCTCTGCGTCAGCGGAATTGAAATCCACTTCCTTCCACATCTCAGCGTCGTTCTTCACTGGTTGTCCGTGTTGCCTCTCGTGCTCTGCCAGCCGCTCGTAAACGAACACCGCTGACTTTATGCTGTCTTCATACTTCTGTGTCATATCTCGTCCATCTCTTTCCTTTGTATCCTTGTTGTTTGTATCGTTCCATGTTTTCACGCCTGCGCCTCAGTTCCTGCGGTGGCAGGTATGTCCTCTTGCCCAACTTCTGGCCATTGACCACGGTGTGCCTCTGTGCCGCCATCACGTTGCTCTCGTGCCAACCTTGTGCCCTGTCTATCCTGACCAAGTTGTAGTTGTGCAGTTTCCTGCCCATGTTATCCACGTGGGGCAACATGGTGTCCCTGTACTTGGTCCAGCTCACTGACCATTCCTGATGCCAATGCTTGGCTTGATTCCGCGCCAACAGGAATCTCCTCCACAACTTGTGATGATTGGGATCGCTGCCTGATCTCCAAAGATGTGGATACCTCCTGCCCTTGAGTGGTGATGGCATTCCCTTCAGCGGGGATGGCGTGCCTTTGGCTGGTCCGCCCTTTTTCTTGTTTTGTGTCATCTTGTATTTATTATATGACAAAAAACATCACAAGGTCTATGGTTTTTTTGGTAAGGTTTTTGAGCGTTGCTCGCGGTAGAATTCCTGCTGTCTCTTTTCTATGATGTAGTCCCAGTTGTAGCTGGTTACTTTTTTTGGCTGTCCCTGATCAGGCGCCCTATGTCTTGTTCTGTCCATCCGTGTTTCCTCAAGTGATCCAGACCTGCCCTCACCAGGCCATACCAGACCGCGGCCGCGTCCGTGGTGGGACGCATCTGCAGTTCATCCAAGATGATCTCCACTGCCTTTTCGCTGAACACATAACCTGACTGTATGGAGGCCCTGTTCCAACGCTCCTGGCGGTGCTTCTGTTCTTTCCTGTAGCTGTCTAGACGAAATATCTTGCCCATATTTTTTAAGCGGCACACACACAGGATTCAAGTATGGCATACGTTGATTGGAAGTGTGTGTGCCTGAGTGATCACTCTACATGGCAAAAAGGAGTGAGCCACCTATCAATATTTATGCTGATGTCAAAATTGGTGACGTGTTTTTGGGTGGGCTGGTGTGACTTTATAAAGGCACAATCACTTGCAAGAGAACGTGTCTAACACATCAGCCCACTGGTCCGTTGTAAAATATGGATATGGCATATCTTACGGACACAGATATTTAGCACAGGCCCAAAAAAGGTTGCTCTTTTTGGGTTGAGTCATATATATTTGTGATTAGGCAAAAATTTAGGCAAACATTCAGCACCAAAGGTTGGCAGGCCAGATATGATACTGCTGTTCTGGGTGGATAAAACCACACACGATTGAGACTTGCTGATGCTCACACCAAGGCACCATTGACCGTAATGACGGCTACCCAGGTCCACACTGCTTGGGATAAAGAAAGCGAAACACACAGGGTTGGTATGATCCCGCTGTCATTGGTCCTGTTTCAGGATGACGGGTGAGACAACTCACATAAAGCGTCAGAGTCCATCTCGCAAACGGTGGACTCTGAGTAATCCAATCTACATAAAGCAAACCCAAGCGGAGCAAACACGAAATCACGAAGTGATTGAGTAGATGTGCGTCAGCACATCTCACACTGCCGCCCCTATCTCTTCTTGCTGATGTGTCGCACTGGGGGTCGTCCCCTGCCACTGAGGTTCATGGGCTTGCCACCCCTGCGCCTGATCGCGATGCCATTGAGCTGGTCCATCTTGTAGTAATAGATCAATTGGCCAATGGGCTTGGTGGCCAGCACGAAGTCGCAGTGATGGAACACCCCATTCTTGCAGAAGCCAAAATGGCTGAGGTATTGATTCGCGTTCCAGTTGGGATGGCGCTTGGCCCTGTGGTTGAACCTGCGGAGGTCCCTGTTGCAACGGAACTCGCCCAGCGGCCTCACCAGCTGATAGAATTTTTCAGGCACCATCAGGCATTGGGCACCTCGCCATTGGTGTCAAAGTAGCGCCACACTCCACCCGCGTAGTAGGCGGGCTTGGCCATGGTGCTGTCGCCGTCGCTGAGCATGGCGATCATGCCCTCCTCCAGGGATCCAAATTCGTAGGCCGCTGATGTGGTCACTGGCGACAGGGCCAGGTAATTGGTGATCGCCACCACGCCGTTGTTGGGGGCCAGTGACAGCTCTCCCGCGGTGCTGATCAGTGTGTTGGGCAACTGGCTCGCTGCGATCTTGCTACTGGCATCCAAGCCCGCAACTCCTGAGGCCTCGTTCCTGCCGTTGATCACGTTCTTCAGCTCGTCCAAGGCCGTCTTGAGGTCAGCACGGGCGGCCGCTGGTGAATCCGCGGCTGAGTCCAAATTTGTGGTTACTACCAATCCGTCGTCTGTGGGCCAAGTCATAGTGTTTCTCCTGTTATTTAATGTTGGTTAGGTGGTCCTTATCATATTTCCGTGGATGTCCATGGCGGTGGCGGGCAATCCACCGTTCTTGCTCACATACTCAGCGGTGCTGCCACCTGCGTCGTTAAGGGTGACGGTGTAGCCCTTGATGCCCTGCGGGCTGGCGTTGCTGCCACCCTCCACCTTGACGGTGATCCTGTGATACCTCTTGGCCACGCCAATGGTGTACTCAGGGCTGGCCCTGGTGATCACCTGCGTGGTGGCGGAGCTCATGTTGGCGTTGTCGCTGGCCTCAAATGTGATCTCTGGATACGAGTCTGTGACGAAAGTTGCGTCTGCCCCTGTGTCCTTCTTGGTGTCCAAAGTTATCTCTGGGCTGACCTTTTTGCTGGTGCCAAGGTCAATGATCGCTCCCGTGAACGCCACGGTGCTGGTGCCCGCGGTGAGATCGTTGTACCACGTGGTCCAGCTGGCCCAGGTGGTCTTGGTATAGGGTGAATCTGCCAGGGTGCCCCAGGTCACGCCATCCAGGGGCATGTAGATCTCGTTGTTCCTGTCGTAAAATCCTGTTCCGCTCATATTTTATGCTCCAAATTGTGATGGCCCCACTGACTGCACCGTGCCTCCAGTGTTGATCACACTGCTGGCCCCAGAGCTGGGTTGATATTCTGTTGTGATCACTTGGCTCACAAACACGCCCGCGCTCTTGACGGTGTGTGCGGCGTTGACCGCATCAATCATGTAATTGTATGCGTATCCCCCACCCCCACCAATGGGTTGCCTCTGGTGTACGAACACGTTGTTGCTGGTAGTGGTCAATAATTGATTGTCACCACCATATCTCCTGAAAACCCTATACAGTGCGGCGCTGGTGCTGGTGCTCTTGGTCCAGGATATGGTGATGTCCCTGAATCCCTGCTTGCCATCAAACGTGACTGGATTCTGCAAGAAACTGATCTGTGCATTGGTTGGTGGTTGGATGGTGAAGGGATCAATGGACACAAAAGCAGGCCTGTCTGGCTCGCTGGCCACCTGATCAAAAGTGTAGGCCTCTGCGTAATGCTCAATCAAGGTCAATTCAACAGTGGCCTCAGGTGTAAGTTTCACACCATAGACCCTGCAGAATTTGTCAATGGCCACGGCAGGATTGTTCACACGCACGATGTCGCCCACCGCGAGATTGGCCGCCGCCATGGTGCACTTGGCCTCAATGGACATCTGGTTCCTGCTTCTCAGCAGTGCCACCTGGCCATAATGATAGGCCTCGTCTCTGTTGGTGCATGCTTCTAATGATACTTTTTTTTCTAATCTTTTTTGTTGGTCTTCTGTACGATAACTTGCTACAAAACCTGTAGGATAATAAACATCTGTGGCATTAAAATTGGCAGAGGGATCTACAAAGGTGACCCTGACCTCATTGAACTTGCTCTCAACAGTGTCTCCCTGTATCTTTAATCCACCAATCAACACGTCCTGATCCAAGGTCATAACAGAATAGGGGGCCATGTCTGCGGGTATGTTGGTTATGTCGTCGTCATCGCCCGCGTTTTCAATTTTGAGAAAATATTTGCCATTCCTGTAAGTGAGCAATCCGCGAAAATGTTCCAATATAATTTTTATGTTGTCCATGTGACTCTTGCCTGTGTCTATGACTCCGTTGAAAGTGAAGGCCTTGCGGCCATTCACCACCTGGCTACATTGGTAAGCGGCCTTGTACCAACTTTCAGCGTCAATGTCTGTTTGAGCAATTAAGGGATTAAAACTATTTCCTTGCCTCATGTAATCATATAAAACATTTACAGGGTTGTCTTGGTTGGTAACGCCCCACCCCCTGTCGCGGAGTATACCAGGGCCCCCAGCGAACGCAATCATTTCGTTCAGCGTGTATCCCAAAAGATCTATTATGGGCCTGCCCTGCACTTCAATCTCCACCTGCGGAATACCTCGTCCATAGGGATTGGCTTCAGCTTCAGCCTGGTTAGTGATTGGCAACCATTGGAACCTACAGATTAGATGACTGAAACCAACAGCGTGATGCCGCGAAGTCAATGGTGGAATTAATTCAAAATTTCTTAAGCTCGCATCACTGTATGAATTTAATGCCAATTGTATCTCTACCCTATTTTGATACGGACCAGATGAAGGAATCATCGTAAAAGGTGTTTGGGGGAAGTTTCCACCTTGACTCGCGGCACCAGGATTGTTTCTAAAGCTGCCAGTCACGTAGCCTGGTTGCAATGGTCCACTGTAATGTCTTAATGGAACTTCTTTTTCATCAATGTAAATTTTGTAAAATCCATTTACCCCTGGATATCCTGCTCCATATGTCAAAGTGGTTATGGTAGTTAAAAAATTACTGTTGCCTGACTGCACACCCACGTACACTCTCGTGCCACCTATCCTCCTCCTGCCATACACAATGGGCACGTTGGCAACGCCGCTTTCCTTGTTGACCTTGACTTCATTGATAAAACTTTCTGACTGCGCCTGCCCATCCAGTCCACCAAATGGTTTTCCAAATGGCATGCTGACCAAGCTGACCACTTTCATCACCACATTGACGATGCTCTTAATTGCGCCTGTTATGGCTCGTTTAATTTTTTTGAATATGCCCATTATAGTTCCTTATCAAAGATGGTTTGTCCAGGCCTGTATCTGAGATAGTTTAGTGCGGCCAAGCATTGGTTGTCAGTGTCCATCAAAAAACTATGGCCCACTGTGCTGACGTGTGTGATGTTGTTTTCTATGCAAAAATCTTCCACGGCATTGACCAATCTAACATAATGGTCAAATGTCCTGTGATCTGGTTTCACGTGTATGATCTCAATCACAAATTGATGATCATTCATCCATAGTTCAAAATTCACTTCGCCAAATACAAAACCCACTAATTCATCGCCATTGAACAATCCAAATCCGTGATTGTGAAATGGTGTGCTCAGCACGTTCTTCACGTGTAGATTGTGTTGGCTCTCATCAAAATTGGTGCTGATCATGCCCCGCTCGTGCAGGGCTCTCTTGCTGATGTCAAGGAATTGTATCACATCCTTTGGTTCCAATTTCCTGTGGGTCAATGCTATCGTCCCCATTTGATGTCCTTTTCTATCTTGTCGCTGTAATCAAATCCAAGATCTCTAGTATCAAAAAACTTCTGTAAAAAATCAGTGTTGGTCCTAGGAGTGAAAGTTTTTTCAAAATCAGCGAACACACTGGCCACTTCAAATACCAATCTTGAAGTGGTTTCATCTTCCTCCACTGAAAATCCAGATATCCTGCCTGAATAGATCTCAAACACGTGGTTGTTGTCAAAAGTCAATGCTCCAGAATCAAACACCACCCTGAAAATCCTCACAGGGCTGTTGAGATATCCAAAATTAATGAATTGTGTTAATGTGGTGGTATCTATGGCGCTGAGCTCAACGTTGATGCTGGCCCTGCGTAGGTCGCTGGTCTCTTCAACCGTGCTGTAGGCCAAGAATGTGCTGACCGCAACAAATGTATCAAATCCTGCACTGCCAATGAGAGGAATGTTAAATTCAGTATTTACTACGTACCTTTGATTGAAGTCTGTAACGTAGTCAATGTTGATTGGGGCGTTGGTAAATTTGTACAGGGTGTACCCCTTGGTAGAGTTGTTAAGGATACCTATCTCAATCAGTTCAGCGGTGTGTATCTGCTTCTGTTGCAGTGCGGTAACCAGTGTGTTACCCAACCCCCTGGTCATTACAGCACCTCCTGTACTTCCAACTCGTATTTGAATTTGTTATCCGTGCCTGTTTGATATTGATTGACATCGTTGACCTGCATCACAGTAATCTTCACGTTGTTGTATTGCACTGTGGTTGCACTGGCCTGTGTGATGGCAGTGGTCAATGCTGGAAATATGTACAGGAAATCCTCACTGCTGGCATCAGAATTTACATCCTCTGTCAGCATGTAGATCTTGTCGTGGTTTGTGAATTTGATTATATCACCTTTCTTCAGCGTGCCAGTGCTGCCGCCGTTGCAACTGACCCTGGTGGCTCCCGCCGCCGCGTCCTTGCTCACTGTAAAAGTCTGTGTGGTGGTGCCCCTGGTTGAGCTGATGTTGCCTGGCAATTCAATTTGAAAATTTTCAAACTGTCCATGCTGTTGCACCAGGAATGAATAGATGGGCATGAACTCCTCCCTGGTCATGGGCCTTGATTGCAGTTTGAAACTCCAGAACTGTCCGCCCACCTTGGCCCTCTGCATCTTGTTGCTAATGGTAACCGTGGTCCTCACCGTGACGTTGCTACGGAAGTCCAGGGCCTGAAAATCTGTTGATGGAAATGTACCTGACATTATGCTGTTAATCCTCTCTTGCCACGCTCTCTCATGGCTTCATTTATGGTATTTACGATCAGCTCTCGCCTGCTGGACAATAACTCATCAAAGCCCTTGGCATCCACCGTGCTGACGTTGAAGTTGATGTTGACGATGTCACCGTTGGTGCTTGGCAGTTGTTCATTGGGCACGATCCTGCCAGTCTGTCCTGGTTGGAACAACTCTGGCCCCGCTTCTCCAACCATGTAAGGTTTGCCCGCTACGACCGTACCACCCTTCTCCCTGCCTGGGAATTTCTGTGCCCTGATGGTGGCCACCTGTGCCAGACCCTGTGCTATGATCACACCTGCCAATATGGGACCAAATATACCACCCTGCGCCAGGGCCTTGGTGGCTCCAGTGTAGGTGTTGATTATGGCCTCAGCGATTGACGCCGCCTGCATGATCCTAAATGCTTTTTCATTCTGTGTGGCGATCAAGCTCAAAGCATTCTTGGCAGTGGATATCACGGCCTCTTGCTTCTGTTGTTCCGTCAGTATGGAGAAGTTCACTTCGTCATACTTGCCCTGCTTGAATGCCTCCATGCTCCTGTTCCTGAGATCTTCCAGCTCCTTGTTCTTTTTATATTCTTCCTCAATCAGTCTCTTGTTGGATTCACGATAGACAGCTTCAATATACTTGGCATGTTCTTCTTCTGTTATGGCTTTCTGTTCCAGCAACATCTTCAGCTTGTCAATGTGCTGTTGTTGTTCATAGAATATCCTGTCATTGGCATCCATGCTGTCCCTGATCAGGCCTTCAAGATAGGACTTGTTGGCCTCCCTCAATTTTTGTGCTTTTTGCACGGCGGCCGCTTGATCTATGGCTTTTTGCTTGGCTTCAAAATCTGCGATTGAAGTGCCAGCCTCTCTCTGTGCCTTTGTGAACAATCCCAGTTTGTGGGCGTTCTCTTCAAACATGCCACCATATGCTTTTACCTCAAGGCTGGTGCCCTTGAATTGATCAGTTAATTGTTCTGTAGCTTTTGTTGCCTCTTCTGCTTTGGTAGCGGTCAGTCCAAAATATGATGCCAATGCCAATAGGGCTGAACCAGCCAAGATGTAAGGGTTAGCTCTTGCAGCCGCGTTGAAGGCCACCTGTGCCGCGGTGGCGGCGATCAATCCTACCCTCATGGCGCTGATGGCAGTGGCAGCCTGATAGAATATTATGGCCGCTCCCAGAGATATAAAAAGTTCTATGTTGTCTATGAACAACTCCAAGGCCCCAGTGGCAAGGTTGATGGCCGTACCCAATGCACTGCCTATGGATCTGATCAAATCTTCGTTCTCAGTGATCAACCTTGATATGGTGTCCAATAGATTGACTATGGCCGCATTCAATCCAGCCTCTCCTATGGCCAGTGATGCCTCTTGGGTGGTCTGTTTGAAATTTTTAAATGATTTTTCTAGGTCATTGACTATGGGTGTGACATTTAATTCTTGTATGCCTTCTCTCAGTGCTCGCAACACTGGCAAGGTGTTCTGTCCATCTTTAGTGAATTCTTCCAATTGCTGGGCGTTCATTCCCAACTTGTTCTGCAATATCTCAAATACGGGAATACCATCCAGGGCCAGTTGGTTCAGTGACTTCATGTCTATGCCAGCCCCTCGTGCGGCCTTGCTGAATAGTGTGGTTATGGATTGTAAGGTGCCTGTCTTGTCTGTGCTGGCTTCCGCGGCCTTGTTGAACAGCTCCAAGATCTCAGTGCTGGGCTCTATGCCCGCTGACTTCAATTTTATGAAAGTGTCACCCAGTTCTCCCACGGTGAGTCCGCTGTCCTTGGCGAATGATCTGATCTGTCCCAATGCCTTGGCGCCCGCCTCCGCACTGCCCGCGGCGATGTTGATCTTCTGTGCCAATTGCTGGAACTGCAGATTGGTCTGTGCTATGTCGCTGATGATCTTCACAGAGACCACGGCAGACAACGCACTGGCCAGTTGATTGAAACTGATGATGCCCTTGCTGCCAGTCTTCTGGAGCCTGTCTAGCTCCTTCTCCAGCTGTGCGATCCTCTGCTCGTTAGTTAATTTTACATTAACATTAACGTCTATATTTTGCGCCACGTTGTCTCCTCATTTCGCGGTTCTTGTTTGTTTCCTCAATCTTAAAATAACCAGCCCAGAGATCCAACTCCAACATGGTCAAATTTAAAACTTCCTCCAAGCTCTTGTGGAGCTTGATGGCCACGTACATCAGGAACTTGAGCTCTACGCTGGACGCTACTTTTTTTCTGCTTCGTCCAATGTCACACTGGTCGCCCCAGTATTGATGGCCGCACAGGCCTTGATCAACACAGCTGGATCAGCTTCGTGCATCAGGCTGAACTTGTCAGCGTCCGTGAACAATCGCTTGCCCTCTTTGTCTCTGGCCTTGACTATCAGACTCTCAACGAGAGCCTCAACGGTCTTGCCTGCGGTCTGTAATTCCAGTATCCTGGCCTCGTCCTTGAATGGGTATGTGGTTCTGTAATAGATATCCAGATTCCAATCCTTGACGTGGTACATTTTCATGTCGCCAGAGATTGCACTCTTGTAATGAGCGGCAATCTTTTCAACTGGCGACTGTTTTCTTACTTCTGTCATCTTCTTGTTCTCCTCTGTCTTTGTAAGACCTCCCTTATGGCGGGTCGTGTCATGCCATCAGGGGCTTGTTTGCTGTATCCTTCATCTAAACGTCCTATGTAAGGCACCTTGTTGGAAATCCTGTAGCTCTTGTCTGAGCCACTGACCTTCCAACCACGTTTAGCACGACCGCCATTGACTTTGGCCACTGGCGTGAGATCCTTAATCTGATTAAAGATCTGCAAGGACACTGAGCGGACTATCTGATCTAATTCCTTTGAAAGACCAGCCGTCGCTTGTTTCGTGTTCTCTATTGTAATTGTTATCACAATATTTCCAATTAAGCCACCGTTCTAACCAAAGGTCCTGTACCTTGGAAAGTGATACTTGCCTCTACAATGCCATCAAAATTGCTGGTAATAGAAAAACCTGTCACGATTATTTCTCCAGTTAATTTGATACCTGTTGATGCTCCACTTGGAAAAACTTCCAATGTTGCTGGATCAGCACCAATGCCTGCAAAAAGGGCACTCTGGGCGTCATCATCATCTCTGAAATACACGTCAGCTGTTCCTGAGAAAGCTTTCAATGTAGGTAGGAATGATCTTGCACCACCTGTGGCCGCCATGGTTGTGGTTTCCACTGTAGATGTTTCTTGGTCAATGGTAAAGCTTCTCACTGAGGCCACGTTTGTGGGTGTGCCTGCAACGTCAAACTTTATAACACCATTTTCACCTGTATATACGGCTGTATTTACTGCCATCTTATACTCCTGTTGTTGTGCGACCTGGATCTTGGTCAGCGTTGTTTTTGATCACCTGCGCCTCAGCAACCAATTTATATTTGGGATATATCTTGGCCACCCTGTTAGCTGGTGTCATTCGTGATTTGATCCCATCACGATCCTGACGTGTCGCCACATCTGAATTCATTATACCACTCCTTTTTTGTAGGTGTAGAGCACGTTCACCGTTATCACCACTTCAGCCAAAGGTATCTCCCGCTCAATGACCTCTATGGCAGATATCCTGGTAGTGACGTTGTGTATGTTGTTGGCGCTGAGATCTATGTCTCTGCCCCGCTGTGTTTCAAGTTGTTCTTCCACACCCTCAATAATTTCATTTTTCAAGGTGTCCAACTCGTTGCCGCGGACGAAACATCTCAGTGTGACCACGAGATTGGCCCTGCGGAGATCCATTCCTATGTCTTCTCTGGTCTCATTGTTGGTTGTGACCAATATGGCTGGAAACTGCGTTATCGCTATCTTGGTGAAATCAAAATACTTCCTTGACACAAGACCAGGCTGTGGGTTGGTCATCGTCTGTAGTTGCTTCTCTATGTTCTTTGCAATATTTTCTCTTGCTGACATTATCTCACCAACCTATTGAAATGCACGGGATCATCTTCAGAATCTGTGATGGTGCCTGAGCTGTCAAAGTCATACTTGACACCTTCTCGCAAACAAAGGTCAAACTCATCTCTGAATTTTTCCTTGTAATAGGCCATCTTTTCTCTGAACACGTCTCCCTGCGGATCAAAAGTTGATAAGCGTGGGTAGATATAGTATGCCAACACGTGATAACAAGCGGCCCTGACAAATTGTGATTTCAACACCAGGTCCTCGTTCATATTGGGCCTGCCCGTGACCACTGAAAGGTCATAACGACCGTAGTCAGCCCTGGGCCACCATTCTATTCTCAATAGGCGGATTATATCATCGTAGGTTTTTTCGTGTAGCTCTGTGAACTGCTGGATGCCATAACTGGCAATGTCAGGTTCATATTCTAACAGATCGCTATCTGTGGCAAATGTAGCCATTACAAGTCCTTCTCGTACGGTTATGTCAGGTACTGCCTGACTGTTTATTTATTTAGAATAAGATCAAGGAAATGATCTGTTGAAATGATGGGTTGGTCCACATCTGGTTTGAGATCGTGAACCACTGTTATCTTGACTTCCTTGTGTATGACGTTGAGAACTTTTTTGCATAGATTGCCATATTTGGTCTGCGATGTTTTTTGATAATCATACACACTTTCTTTGTTCAATCCCCAATCGCATCCAATGATGTAGATTGGTTCTGCACTGAGCCTGCGTGCCACCACCACTGCCAGTGTGCCGCTGTTGAGAGGATGTGCGTAGCCGTGCTGTGCTGAGTCCCATGGTGATTTCGCCCAAGCTATGTGAGTATAATATCGCACTCCCTGTTGATGTGTGATCTTGGGCCACAGTGACCTGTCAAACACGCACACGTGCTGGACCGCACGATCCTGCCTGATGAAGTTGCAACCTATCTCTGTGGGTTGTATGGGAAACTTGTCTATGAGTTTTTGCCTGCTGGGACCATTGAACCAAACTATGATCATAACTTATTTAACAGCCACAAAAAAAGGCGGATATTTCTACCCGCCTTTTTCTTATGCTTTGAACTCTATAGATTATAGAGAGTTGTCAGCAAATATTTTAACACCGTAAGTGTCATGCAGTTCTGCAACACCGTAGACTGCGGTGGCCACAACGTCATCTGCACGTTTAGATTCTTGTCGTTGTGTAGCGATCTTAAGATCTTGCATCATAGCGATACCTAGTGCGTCTCTTGAGAAAACGCCGTTGATAGCTAATCCTGCTGATTCCGCAGATGATTGTCCCACATTTGAAGTTTCAAATATGTCAATACCTGCGATCCTGCCCACGTAACCTTCAAGCATCGCTTGGTTCTGTAGAACACCCGCATTTGGATTGGCAAATGTGTTCGTCAAGTTAGCTTTTAGATTGTAGATTGCTTTTGGTGAAAACACACCATAGTATGGTCCTGGCACCGCCGCATTTTTTAATGTGGCCATTGCCTTGAACAAATGAGCGACTTCTAATTCAGTAGCCGCTGGTCCATTGGTGTTTATGCTGGTGGAAAAACCAGAGAACAAAGCGATCAAGTCTTGGTCAATCTTTCTGGCGATTGCTTCACCAAAAAGTTTTCCTAGATCAGCGATCACGTTTGATTCTGATGTGTTTCTGGCCATGTCAGTTAAAACAGTCATGATACCAATTTCAGACAATTCAATGTTGCTCACTGTAGTGCTGATGGTGATATCACCTGCTGAACCTGCTAGGTCAGTTGCTTCTGCGATGCTTACCGCTGAAGCAGTTGGGTACTTAGGTATTTGATATACCTTCCCGTTGTTTAAAGGCACTGTGTAATTTCTTACAAGTCCTCTCATTATTGATCGTTCTGATGCAACAAACAACGCCTCTTGTACGATTGGCGATATTAGGTGTTGCAACGAATTGTTAGTTGTCAAAGCCATTTTTATGGGCTCCTTTAGTTAAGTTGTTTAATAACTTATACCTTTAGCCTTGCGGTATTGGGCATAAATCTTCCTATGCTCTGGATTTCTCATGTCCAAATTATTGATATCAACTTGAGGGATACCTTCAGGGTTGGTGTTGGATTTTGTTCCTGCACCAGCTGGACCTGCTGTGACGAAGTGCGGATTGGTCTTCAGGAATTCTGAAACCAAAGCATCAATGGTCATAGGGTCTCCAGAGTCTGTGTATCGTGGCTGACCTGTCTTGGGATCCACCACTTCAACTTCACCTGCGTCCGTCATTCTTACCTGATCCCTCACAAGCCTCGTGACCTGTTGTGGATTTATGGCCTTCTTGGTTGATGCGAGGTTCAACAACGCTCCATCTACCTTGATCGCCTGTAGCTCTGACGCCAGCTGTGTGATCCTTTGGTTGGCCTTTTCAGACTGTTCCTTTAGGATCTTTTCAAACTCACCTTTCTCTTTGGCCTGTTGCAATTTAAGTTCTTCCTCTTTTTGCACCAAGGCACGGTATTTCTCAACATCCACGTTCTCATATTTTTTAGCAACCTTGGTCTCTGTCTTGCGCCTTACTTCAGCCGCGATAGCATCCAATTCTGCTTGAGTGTAGACTTTTGATTCAACTTCCTGATTGGCATTTTTTGAGCCTTCCGTCACCGCCTCAGTAGCAGTTTCCTTAGTGGCTGTCAATGGTTCTACCATCGTATTCTCCTTTTGTTATTAGCAAGGGCAGGATATACCCTCGTATGCGATTATTTATATGAAATCAACGGATGTTAAAGAAACTTGTGCTGATGCTCCACAGCACCAGTAATAGGGAGCCAACCACCGTTATCAGTTTGACCCACAGCATGATGTTCTCAATGCAGAGCCTTCGCTTCTTGCTCTTCAGCAGTTGCTTCTGCAACTGGATGGATTTTTTAGTGAGGCTGTTTATTCTTTTGAGGAGATTGCGTTCAAGGCGATTCATCCTTTATTTATTTTTTTCTGTATCCTTGTAATCGTAGTCGTATTGGCCCACTTCCTTCTCGTCCGTGGTCCAGCGTGGTTGGTCCTCCACTGACCAAGTGTGCGTGTTGACCAATCTGTTGATCAGGGGCGGTTGATTGAGATCCACACCCATATTGCTATCAAACACGCGGCAGCGATTATTGGGCTGGATGGCAAAGTTGCCATTGTCCAGTGCCAGGACGTGTCCG